AGCCGCTATCAATAATAATACCGCTAATGGGTCAAATACAAATATCAATATCAGTATGACAATCCTAACAGCGTGGTCAAACATTTCTTTTGCTTGGTCACCATATATCATTTCAGCGATATACTTAATAGGTCCTACTTCGGCCTCTATTTTATCTTGTTCTAATTTTAAACTAGCTTTTTCATTTGTTAATTTAACAATTTCATCTGTAGCATTTTTAATTGCTAGATTTAATAAATCTCGTTCTTCTTTTTGTTTCTTTCGTTCTTTTAAACCTCTACTAACATATTCTTTATCAATATAAACATCTAAAGCTTTGTCTAATCGGTCAAGTGTATTTTGTGATCTAGTTATAATTAGTTCTTGTTGATTGATTTGATTATCTAATAGTTCTATTTTTATATTATTACCTGAAGTAGGTTTAACTTGATCTAGGTGTGCCTTTGATAAGAAACCAAAGATACCCATTGATGTAATGAATATTAATATTATTATTGCTAAAAACAAATAAGTTTTTAGTAAGCGTGGTATATTACTATGCCAATTGTGATACAACCAACTGGCTGCCACAAGTTTACCAACTTCTAAAGCAGAGCCCATAGCAACAATAGGTATAAAGGCACCAGCAAACAAAGTTGCTAAACCTATTATAGAATACCCAGCCGCTATAACAGATATGCTAATGGCCGATATAAAAGTTAGTAATGTTAAAAACATAGTTATATTTATTTGATTGATTTATCTGTGGCAAAAGTATTTTCTAACTTTCTTACTTTCTTAATTATTCTAATAACTCTTTTGTCATAGTCAACTGTTGTTGAAAACTTATCTAAAGTTTTAATTAATTTTATAGGGTCAACAGTTTCTTTTCTTTTTTCCCTAAACTCAGCATATGCTGGGTGTTCATTTAATAACCTAACATACTCTTTTACACTATCACATTTACTACCAAATGATCTAACACCCCAACCTGGCCATTTTTCTACTCCTACAGGTAATAAGTGTGGTGTTTTTTCGCTAAACGTTCTAATACCAAATAAGTTATTTGCCTCTGTAGCAAATCTACTCATACCCCAACCACTTTCTAAAGCGGCCTGGCCTACAATCATTTCATAAGGCACTCTTTTATCTTTTGGTGTTGAAAAGTTTATATAGTTTATACATTTATGTAAAGCTCTAACAAATTGTACATCATTAGTATATGTAAATTCTGGTTCTCTTAAATCCATATCTTTAATTTGATTCATATAGAATATATCAAGTTCACTATTTACTTTTAATTTAGCGTGTTTATTAGGGTGAAAAGTACCATACCCATAACTTAATAATGTTAATATAATAAGGGCTAAAATAACTTTAGACCAGTACCAAGTTTTGTTTAATGTTTTTTCCCAATTAAAGTTTTTTGGCATAATAATCATATCCTCCCCATTCTTTACCGTCTTCGTCTTTAAATGATTCTAATTTTATTTGAGTAAAAGATAATTGTGGTTCTAACTTTCTTACCTTTGAAAAGATAACAGCTGCTTGTTTGTCTGTAAAATTGTCGTAAACATCTTTTGCCCATTGACCAGTATAATATACTTTACCTGTGCCTGATAAGTTAGATGGTTTTACCAATTCACTTAATAGTATTAACGCCTCACCTACACGCTGTTTAATGTAAGGGTCTAGCTCTTTCACTTTTCTCATAATATATCTCTTTCTTTTTTTATTATAGGTCTAAACCTATAGCGTTTAACTTAGGCCTAAAACTATAAAATAGTTTGTTGTGATTACCAGTATCACCAACATTAGCCATTTGGTACAGGTGTACCATTTCGTGGCCTAAAGTGTCCACAAAATCTTTTTTATCTCTATACTCAGGCAACATTTCTAAATGAAATTGTTGTGTGCCTTTTCTTTCCCATATCCAAGTTGTTACCTGACCATAACAAAACTTTTTAGATTTATCTTTGTAAATCTTTTTAATCTGTATATCATTAAATGGTGCTAGTTTATTTTTAAATACAGCTTTATTAATCATATTAAAAAAGTATTTTATATCCTTGTAGGTAGTTTTATACTTCCTTCTGGATGATAATTCTCTTTTCAGTTTTTTTTTGATTGTTGCTCTTTCCATTTTTCCTCTTTAAAGTATTGTATTATTGCCATAGTTAAACACGATAATATAATTACTTTCAATTCAAATGGAGTTTCTAAAAATAGTTCTATCATTTACAATCGTCCTCTATTTTAGATCCTTCTAGTAAAGCACACTTGTATTTTTCGTCTGCCTGAAGTCTTAAATCAGACATAACACCGTCAAGTATAGCCGGTAGATACGCTTGAAGTATTGATACCATTTCTATTGAATACTTATGAGCAAGTTTCTCTAATTCATAACTCATCAAAGCATTTACATCAATATCAGTACCATTCACTTTAGTTTGTATAATATGGCCAATCACCGCCTTATTATAATCGTCATCTGCTTTTGCTATATTTGAAAGTAAACCCCATATCAGGCCATTTACTATCAATATTGTCATAACAAACTTTTTCATAATATATACCTCTCTTTATATTTATTAATATAACTAATATATCATATGTGGTGGGTAAGTCAAGCGCTAAAAAGCGTTGTAGGATGTGAGTTTTTTTAAGGGCGACACAATGGACGCCCTCAAAATTCGTTGATTCTTAAGCTTTTTTCATAAAATCATCATTCCAGCCAAAAGCCTCTTTTACAACTGCCTCTGTAAGGCCTTTGTAAACTTGGTTTAATCTTTTGTCTTTAACGTTGATTATTAGATCAGCTTCTGTTGTGTGTAAACCCTCTAACATCTGAATAAACAAGGTTTCTTTTCTTGTTTTTGATAAAGTGTTGTTACCACCTTTTATGAAATTATACAATCGTCTTGTTTCGTTTCTTAAAAGTGTATGCTCTGTACCAACTGGTGCCTCGTTTGCTATAAACGGTGGTGTACCATCTGGTAAATCCCATTCTATTTTAGAATAGAAAGCTGCCTTTAATAGTTGTCTTAAATACGGTTTATCGTTTTGTCTTAAAACTTCTATCTTTTTAGGCTTGTCTTTGGCATTATTAACTTTAGTAAAAATCTCGTGTACGGTTTCACCGGAAACACCAGAGGTGCTTGCCATAGTTTCCATAGCCTTCTTACTCATTAAGTTAGGGTTTTGTGCTTGTTCAGCCATAATTATCTCCAATATATATTGTCAAAAATCGTTAATGTTTTCAATCAATGATTTTAATTTGTGTTTCATAAAGTAAGGTAACAGGAGCGACCTGTTTGGTACTTTATAAGACCTGTAGATATTTATAATAGAATCTTCTATCGTTTTTGGTATTTGTGATAGATCAATTAACTTCTTATTTCTATTATAATTCTTCTTTGTTTCTGAGCCAAGTGGTATATTGTCTAAATTAGACCACTCTTCCAGTTTTTGTTTTGTAATAGGTTTCTGCCTATCACCTCTTACAAAAATTTCGTCATCTGATAATATGTTTGGTACACCATCTGATCGGTCACCTTTTATTATCTGTTCTCTTAAAAATTTTATAGGGTCTTCTTGTTCACCAATAAATGATTTTAAAAATGGCGACCATTGATATACATTACCATAATGATGTAGTTGTATAAAGTCTTTATCGCCTGATACAACTAGGTAAATATCTTCTTCTTGTAATTTAATTAGTGTCGCTATAATATCATCTGCTTCAGAGTTCTCTACATACATTACAATATAAGGAAAGTTATCTCTAATTTCCTCTTTTATCTCTGTAATAATTTTAAATATATTATCCCAATCAAAAGGACCATCTTGTCTGGCCATTTTTCTACTATACTTGTATCTAGGGAAAAAATCTTTTCGCCAAGGATCGCTGGCGTCTGAACATAACACCATTGTACCATATTCTTGGCCAAACTTAGCATTAAAACCTCTCAATGATGTTAAGACCATATGTCTAATCATTTCTTTATTAGGTTTAACATCACCTTTACCTCTGACCTGTGCCATAAGGTTTGATATTAACACTTGATTGAGGTCAACTAATATCATAAGTATTTCTTTTTATACCATTTATAAAATTCTTTATCTTCAAATAATTCTACTATTTCAGGTGCTGATACCTGATCACTTCTTATACAATCAGCATAGTTTTGATAATCTGCTTTTTTAATTTTAGTTTTCATACTGTATCATCACCATAGTAATGATCTGACAATGGCCCTTTTTTTCTATTTTCAATATCTCTTAATTTTTTTAATTCTTTTTTCTTATTATAATTTATAAGCAAAAAAGCTATAAAGAAACCTACAAAGGTTACTATACAACCTAAAAAACCTAATAAAAATCCGTGTTCTAAATCCATAAAATGATAGGTGGCGATTGCTCGCCACCACACCGTTAATTTAATTAAGCGTCAATAGAAGCAACTGTAGCTTTTGTAGGTGCTACAACTGAAGCATTGTCGTATTTGAAAGGCGTTCCGTATAACGCTTTGATACCAGCAGAGATAATAGCTCTCGTTGGTGTACCAAGTCTGTACACGTGTTTACCTTTTACTTTTGAACCGTAGACCATATAGCCTTCAGCTCTTAAAGTATCAACCATACTTCTTGGTGATTTAAGACCAAACTTTGTGTTTAAAGTCTTCCAAGCAATTGATTGCCCTCTTAATAAAGCATTAAGAATTGTTTGTTTTTTAGACAAACTCTTTCTGCCTCTATTTTCTGTTTTTGTATTTCCAAACATAATTTTCTCCTTTATATTTTGGACTATTTTACAACCTGCTAAGGCGATTACTTTATGTAATTCCGTTATCGTCATCTGGATCAAATGTTATACCAGTTTCGTTTAAATCTTTTAAATCTTCTTTGACCTCTTTACTCAATGGTTTACCATTTTTAATTTTAGTATCGGTAACACCCGTATAGTCTATTTGAGCAGATTGAGTTCCGTCTCTGTTTACCTTTAAGTTTACCATTTTGTCTGATAGTTTTTGTGCTGGGTGTTTAATATCAAAATCTCTATACATTAAACCTCTCATTACATCTACTAACAAGGCCAAGTCTTTTGTAAAACTATGTTTATCAGTTTTAATTGCCATATCATAAAATTGTTTTAATAAGTTCATACTCATATCATCAACCGAAGTTTCAACAAATTGTTTTGTTTGTTGCTTTTCTATTTCTTTGGCAACTTTATTACCCATTTTACGTCTTTGTTCATCAAGTTCTCTACTTCTTTGATTAACAATACGATTTTTAGGAAATGGTATTATCTTATCATTACTCACTTATAATCTCACCCTTAAAATTAACTTTACCTTGTTTTTCAAAGTATTCTATTAATTGATTATAACCACCAATCAACTCGTCATCAATCTTAATTTGAGGCATAGCTCTAACATTTTTACCTATGTCTTCTAACATTTTACTAGGGTCAGAGCCAAAGTCTTTTTCTAATGACTTTTCCTCATACTCTAGGCCAAGGTTTTTTACCAAGGTCTTGGCCTTGGAGCAGTATATACAATTATTCTTACTGTAAATTGTTATTTTCATTTGTATTACCTGTATTTTCCAATAGTTGTTTGTAAGCAATATCAGACTTCTCTTTTAACTTAAAAGAATCTAATGCTGTTTCTATGGTATAATTATACATTTTATTATACTCACCCATTGGCAATCTTAAACCAATCCAAACTCTATAATATCCGTTTTTAGTTATTGTAACGTCTTTTTGCCACATTTCATAACCTCTAACTTGTGTTTTAGATATTATATTGATTAATGTAACCTCAACATCTGTCACAACGGACATTGAATTGGTTTTACCAATTTCAGTTATGTATTGTTTAGATTGTTTGTTCATTTCACCCTTTACAATATCAGCTAAATCAGCCTTGGCAATCATCATACCTTTTTCGATTGCTAATTGTAAATCAGGCGACACGGCAGTACCAACACCAAAGATACACTCTTTGTTTTTGTTTTTACCAAACTTGGTCGTACCACACGCTTTCTTTACTTTAAAGTCATTCATATACCAGCCAGGTACTTTATTCAATACCTTGCCTTTTTCTGACTTCATCTTATAAGTTGTACTAGAACAATTTGCCAAAAGCAAACCAGCCACTAATATACCTATTACTTTTATGTAGTTTTTCATATTTTATCCACACTCCTCTCTACATTATATAACAAATCTTTCAAAAAGTCAAGCCCCTGTTGAATATGTACAAAAGCCTCACTAGAAGATACACCTGTCATTATCATTATTAAGAGAGCGATTATGATTATATTCTTAATCATCTAACCTCCCATTCACCATTTACTTGTAAACACACTTTTCCTGGTGTTTTAAAAACGTGTCCCTCCCGACTATAATATCGGCAGTATTCTGGAGCATATGTGTCTCT